CAGAATTTGCACCTATTATGGCTTTTATTATGAAACAAAGATCACAATTAGAATCTTTTACTTTTGTACCAGCAACTATTTCAAGCACTAGAGGTTCAGCTAATACAGTTATATCAGTAGTAGGTTCACATACTGCTGGAGATACTACAATCGCAGTAGATGGAATGGGAAACAATTTAAGTGGTGTTTTAAAAGCTGGTGACTTTGTAAGATTTACTGGTGCTAATAAAGTTTATATGGTTGTAGAGGATTTATCTTCTAATGGTTCTGGTGCAGGAACATTAACTATTGAACCACCATTAAGAGCAAACCTATCAGATAACACAGTTTTAATTTATTCTAATGTAGATTTTACAGTAGGACTAACAAACGATATTCAAGAATTCGCAGTAGGTACAGAAAACTATTTTCAATACGAAATTGATCTTATAGAGGTGTTGTAGTGACTAGATCATTAAACGCTTCATTAATCACAGAACTCGCAACTAATAAACTTAATCCAGTAGAACTTGTTTATCTAGGAGTAAGCACAGGAACTTATTATACAGATCATTATAAAAATATTACCTTTGATGGAAACACTTATGTTGCTTCCTCATTATTTTTAGGAAGTTCTGAATCAGCAGAATCTTCAGAAGTATCAGTAAGTAATTTAGTAGTTAAGTTTGGTGGCGCTGACCAAACTATAATCTCTTTATTTCTTAACAATGATTATATGGATAAGAGGGCTTGGGTATATAGAGGATTCTTAGATGAGAACCAAGCATTAATAAATAACCCTTTTTTATTATTTGATGGAAGAATTGAAAACCTAAGTATTGAAGAAGATAATAATAATTCTACTGTATCTATTTCTATTGCTTCACATTGGGCAGACTTTGATAAAATCAAAGGAAGAAAAACTAATACTAATTCACAAGCATTACATTTTCCAACAGATGTAGGATTTGATTATGCTTCACAAACTGCAAAGGATATTAAATGGGGCAAGGCATAAATGATCTTTACAAAATTATACATTTATACAGACAGTTCCCAAGATACGATAAAATGAAATATCAAGATTTAGTAAATATGATTTTGCCTTCTTTTAATTTAGAACAATACCAACTTCACCAAGTTAATGGAAAAGTTATTGGATTTACTAATTGGGCGTATTTAAGTGATGAAGTAGAAAAAAGATTTATGACTACTGGTAGATTAAAAACTAATGAATGGAAATCAGGTAATAATATTTGGCATATTGAAACAGTTGCTAAAAGTAATTTAAGAGCAATAATGAATTGGACAAAAGAATATTTTAGAAATGTATTAGAAGTAGATCAACCTTTAAAATGGTTAAGGATAGCTGATGATTCAACTATTTATAGAAGATCTATGAAATTTAAAAGGGAGTTCCATAATGGGCTTTGATCCAGTAACAGCGTTTGTAGTTCAACTTGTAGTCACAACAGCAATCTCTTGGGTTTTAAAACCTGATCCACCAAAAAGAAATGTGCAAGGTCAAGAAACAGCACAAGGTATTTTAGTTAATAAAGCGTCAAACAATAGTGCCATTCCAGTTGTTTATGGAAGAAGGCAAGTTGGTATAGCGAGAGTATTCGTTGAAAGTTCTGGAACAGATAACGCCTATCTTTATATGGCAGGTGTGCTTTGCGAAGGTGGTGGAAACGGAATTGAATCAGTAGATGAAATTTATATTAATGATAAATTAGTAACTTGGTCTGGCGCATTAACTGACGGAACAGTAAGAACAGTAAATAGTTCTGACGCTAATTTTTATAAAGATGGTAGTTTAATATCAGTACAAGCGTTTTATGGATTAGATAATCAATCAGCTTCATCAATATTAGATGAATCAACTAATTGGGGTAGCAATCATAAGTTATCTGGTGTTGCATATTTAGCTTTTAAATTTACTTGGAACCAAGATGCATTTGGTTCTTTGCCAGAAGTTAAAGTAATTCTAAAAGGTAAAAAGATTTATGATCCAAGATTAGATTCTACTAAAGGTGGTTCTGGATCACATAGAGAAGATACAGCTTCTACTTGGACATATAATGAAAATTCAGCTTTATGTCTTTTAGATTATTTAAGAAATGCTAGATACGGAAAGGGTTTGCCTAATACAGCATTTGAAACTAATTACGATTCATTTAAAGCAAGTGCAAATATTTGCGATACACAAGTAACTCCTTATACTTCAGCACCAGCAGATATAGATTTATTTCAAACTAATTTAGTTATTGATACAGAACAAAAAGTTATAGACAATGTAAGAGAATTATTAAATCCAATGAGAGCAATATTTACCTATACACAAGGTAAATATTTTTTAATTATTGAGAATACTGGAACATCTTCATTAAGTTTAAATGCAGATAATATAATTGGTGGTATTAAAATATTTGGTGAAAAGAAAAATACTAAATACAATCGTGTTATAGGAACATTTGTTAATCCAGATAAAGAGTGGCAAGAAGATACAATAACATTCCCACCTGCTGATGATTCTGGATTACCGGTAGGAGATCAATACGCAACTCTATTAGCCGAAGATAATGGAACTCAATTAGAAGGTAATTTTACATTTCAAGGAATTACTAATCCATATCAAGCTGAAGAACTTTGTGAAATTATATTAAGAAGATCAAGAAATGCTTTGGCAGTAGAAGTTATGGTAACTTCAGAAGCACTTAATTTAACAATAGGTGATTTAGTAGATTTAACATATTCTACTGGTGGATTTAGTGCCAAGTTATTTAGAATTTATGGTTTAAGTATAAACACAGATTCAACAGTTTCATTAAAACTAATTGAGCATCAAGATAATTTCTACACTTGGACTTCTAAAGCATTAGCACCAACAATAGCTGATACGACATTACCTAACCCTAACAATGTATCTGCACCAGCTTCAGTTACTTTAAGCGATCAATTAATTCAATACTCTGATGGAGTTGTTATTACAGCTTTAGATGTGGCGATTGGTGCTTCACCTGATAGCTTTGTAGATTACTACCAAGTTGAATATAAATTAAGTACAGAAGGTAGTTATATTATTGCAGGACAAGGTTCTGGTTTAACTCACAGAATATTAAACGTAATAGACGGATTAATCTATAATGTAAGAGTAAAAGCATTTAACACTTTAGGTTCTTCATCAACGTACACTTCAGCAACAAGGACTATTGTTGGTGGAATAGCACCACCTGCTGATGTTCAAGATTTTTCTTGTAATATTATTGGAGGTGATGCTCATTTATCTTGGACACAAATTGCAGATTTAGATTTGGCATTTTATCAAATTAGATTTTCAACATTAACAAGTGGTGCTTCTTGGGCTAACTCAGTTTCTTTAGTTGAAAAGGTTGCAAGACCAGCAACTAGTATTACTGTTCCTGCACGAGTAGGTTCTTATCTTATTAAAGCATTTGACAAAAATGGAAACGCATCCCCGAATGAAACTATTATAGCGACAAATATATCTAACATTGGAGATTTTAATTCTGTTGCAACACAAACTGAATCACCTACATTTTCAGGAATTAAATTTCAAACTGTTGTATCTGACGGAACTCTAAGATTAGATTCATCAGAACTTTTTGATAGTGCAACTGGCAACTTTGATTCTGCTACTGGTTTTTTTGATTCAGGTCTTACATCTTTTGACTTATTTTCTACTGGTAATTATTTATTTGCAACTCCAATAGATATTGGTGGAGTTTATACTTCAAGAGTAACTGCTTCTATTACTCAAACTTCAGATAACTTAGATGACTTGTTTGATGCAAGAACTGGAAACTTTGATGATGGTGCAAGTTCCTTTGATGGCGATACTCCTGCAAATTGTAATGCACATATTGAGATTGCATTATCTAATGATGACATAACTTATACTTCATTTAGAAACTTTGTAGTCGGAGATTACACAGCAAGATATTATAAATTTAGAGTAGTATTAACTTCTTTTGATTTAGCTTCCACTCCAGTTATTAGTGCTTTATCAGTAAGTATAGATATGCCAGATAGAATATTTAGTGGAAATGATATTGTTTCTGGTACTGGTACGTTTAATGTTGTCTTTACTAATCCTTTTTATTCAAATTCTTATGCAGTTGGAATAACAGCACAAGGATTAAACACAGGAGATTTCTTTACAATTTCAAATAAAACTGTTAATGGTTTTGATGTTGCATTTAAAAATAGTGGCAATTCAGGAGTTACTAAAACTTTTGATTATTTAGCTAAAGGATATTAGATAGAATATGGCACAACACGATTATAATATAGCAAATCAGGGTTTTCCTGCATTTAGAACAGATTTAAATAACGCATTATCTGCAATTCAAACAACAAATTCAGGAACATCAAGACCAACAGGTGCAGTAGCTGGTCAGCTTTGGTTAGATACAACTTCTCCAACTACACCTACATTAAAATATTATGATGGTGCTGATGATATATCTTTAGCAACTATTGACCATTCAGCTAACACAGTAAATTGGTTAGATTCAACAGTATCAATTACTGGACTA